GAAAAGTTTCAATAACCGCTTTCACTATTCTTGATGTTTTCTCCTTGGTGGCCGCTGCCCTTAATGGGAGTACCTCTGTGCTCAGAGACACCTATAGTATCCGTAAAGCAGTCGAAAGCATCCTTAGGGACTTCGGTTGTTTGCATACCGCTACTTTATATAATGAAACTAAGAGGGAATCGCATGATCGGAAACAGCGAATTCTCGAGGTGGGCGTTGGAGTGGTCGACTTAGGCCCCAAGTACCCCATCCTAAATAAGGTTTGTTGTGGTTATCTTTTTGGTCAACGCGTGGAAGTTTCCGCGCCTTGCCCTCACTTTATGCAATCTGAGGACATAAAGGTTCACCGCTCTTTAGAGGAAGATCATTGTATCGCCTGTGGCTGGCAAAAAAACGATCACGGCAAAGGCGTTCCTGAAATCCAGAAGGAGTTTGGGGAAGACGCAACAATGGAGTTTTCTTTAGATGGCGTTAAGCGCTGGTTTTACACTGATATGTCCGACATTTTCAAAGCCGCTTGGCATTCTAGTAAGGACTTTTTGGTCCGAATGGGTTACAAGAAAGAGTTTTTACTCCCCATTGTTGTTACGGCTGTTGTTTTTGTTATCTACTTTATTACAATAAAGAAGGAAGAGTTTGTTGAAAAGGTTGAGACTGATATTCAGCTACCTATGCGTGAAGCAAGAACAAAACGTAACAAGCGAGAATCTTTTGAGTGGATTCAAGATGTTTATGAGTACTGCCGTCAAGGTGGGAAAAGAGGTTGGGAAATCTGGAGGGATTTTGTTGATGCAAATGGGATAGACGAGGACCGTTTTCAACGTGACAACAGTTATGAAGACCAGTGGGACCGCGATGATGATAGATACGATTATGGAAGAGGTCGGGATTATGAGCGTGATTATGACGAGCGAAATCGCCGGAATATGGATGATGGAGAGATCGAATATAGAGACCTCTATCACATGACTGCCCAAGACAAGGGCGACCATTTTCCTACGAGTAATTATGCTTATGATGCAGACGAAGATAAGTATTATGATCGTCGAGTTGGTAAAAGTCACTGGTTTGATACTTTCGATGACGTTTATGACGACTATATATCTCAAAGAGGTGAGGCACGCCGTCCTGGTGAAAAAGGTGCCCTTCGAGCCCGCTATCATGCGCCAAAGGCAGAAGCTAAAATTGCTGACCCTTTGTTAACGATGATGTGGAAAGCCCGAATGCAGAGAGCAGGAAAAGGCTCTGGTGTGAATAAACCCGAATGTGATGATCCAAATCATGCTATTTGTGGTAAGAAACCTTCTCCTCCTGAACTTGGAGAGAAGAAGAGGATCCCTACTCCTAAAAGTAGTGTCGTTAAGGACTGGTATGCCGTGCCTGGCAACCGCGAAAGTTGGTTGAAGAGTGTTGAGCGCAAGGAAGAAGCAAAAATTCCTGGTGCACAACTGATGGAAAGCGCTTCTCCGCCTCCTTATCTTGCTTGGTATTCAGGCAATGAGCTTATGGGGTGGATGGCTAAAGTTAAACTTTTAGACAATAACTCGAAAGTTTCAACTTCATTTTACCTGGTTCCCAAACATTTTCTGAGATTTAAAGACCTCACTATTAGACGAATGGATGGCACCACGATTGTGGATGCCAATCCGACTCTCTCATGTAGTGAGCACCCTCAGCTTGATTTGATGATTTATATCAATCAGAAAGTTGACAAGGCCGGTCATATAAAAATCTTTGGAAACGTGGGTTTGGTCCAGGAAGGTGTTTCAAAATCACTCAATATTACTGTCATGCGGCAGGAGAAGTGGTTCAACAGTCCGAGCATACAAGAGTGGAAGCCTCTAAGTCTAAATTCCGAACAGAACTACTGGTGTGGTTCAGAACCCGGAGACTGTGGAGCACCTGTCTACAATTGTAATGGGAATGAGAAAATCGTGTATGGGATACACGTTGCTGGCAAGGAAGGCGGTCCCAATTCCTTTATTTGTTTTTCACCTCTTGTGATGGCTTGGGCTAAATCTCAGCTCAACATTGCTCAGTGTAGGATTAGCGAAAGCTATAAACCGCTTGCTGAGACCAATGAGGAATTCAAGTATATGACCAGTGTCGCTTACTGTCCGAGCGGTGCCAAAATGCTCGGAAACAAGTCACCTATTTGCGATAAGGAAAGTCCAGAGTGGAAGGATTTTCAGCTAGGGGGCTTGTGGACGGCGCCAAAGTAAATAAATACGCCACTCACAGAGGTGTGAGAGCTAATAGGTCTAATTTTGAGAAATCAATTAGAAAATGTGATGTACCGATGATCTTTCCAGATGATGAACTCCAGTGGCGGGTTGAGAAAGAATGCTCACTCTATTTGGCTCCAGCCCTCACTTCCACGGTCCTGCAGGCGCACGACCAAATTTATATTGATAGTAGTACATCGCCCTCCTCTTACTGGAAACGTAAGGGGTGTAAAACAAAAGGGGAAGCTTTGAAGCACCCCGATTTTGCGAGAGCCTATTTCGATGTGAATGAGGAAGTAGTATGTGATTACAATCCAAAATATGAAGCTTTGCCTTCAGAGTCTATTATCGTTGACAATAAGGTGCGCGGGACGTTTAATCCCCCGGTTCACAGTATTGTTAGAGAGAAGATGCTCTTTGAAAACCAAAATAAACAACTCAAACTTTTCTCCCGTGAACCTGAGTACCCGATTAAGTACGGCTTCGTTAAGCAGTATGGTGGATTTTCTCGGTTAGGAAAAATTTTTGAGAAGTATGAATACGTGGAAACGGACGACTGTTCTGGTTGGGATCGTATTGCCTTCTTGGGTAGGGTATATAATTTACGTATACCTTATGTCGGGGGGATAGACAATCACCTAAACACTCTTTATACTTGTGTTTCGAATGTTGTTTGGGCCTTAGTGATTTGTCCAGATGGGGTAGTGAGAGCACGGCCTACTGGCAATATCTCTGGAGGAAATAATACAACGGCTGACAATTGTTTAGCCCACTTTCCTATACTCGTTCGACTTTTTAGTAAGGTTTGGCATAGAGCTTTTGGCTATTGGCCTTCTATTAGAGAAATTTTTACGCAAGTTCATTTTGCTATTTATTCTGATGATAGTGTCATAGGCATCAATCTTTCTTTCTTCAATATGGGTGTGGACGAATACCGATCGATAAAAATCGAAACTTATCTGGAGTTTGGTTTGATTTTAAAAGCTTCTCAACACGCTAGAATAGTGGCGTTTGAGAGACTTGACAATTCTATTAAATTCTTGGGAAGTGGTTTTCAGTACTATCCGTTTTTAGATTCTTATATTCCGTATCCCAATGAGGAGAAAATATGCTCTTCTTTGAAGTATACCCTCGATACGAAGACTTTTACAGATGTTTTTGCTAGAGCTTTGGCCCTAACTATTATATCCGCACCTGTCCCCTGGTTGTTCGAAACAGCGAAAAGTTTTTTGAATTTTTTGTCTTATCGCATAAATTGGTCGGAAACCAACATGTCCCTTGATTGGAAAAAATTCGCACAGGAAGAAAAGTGCGATGCAACTTTTTGGATCATGTGGATGTTGGGCAGAGAGTGTGGTCTTCTCTCTTTTGTAGGAGGAAGGTTGGAAAAAGAGATGACTGATAGAGCTGCAAAAGCTGAGCGGTCGCTCGCAAAAACGTGTGCAAAGTTAGGTATTACCGAGTCTGGGAAGAGGTGG